TTTACAACATATAGCGGCTCTAGTGCTACACGAATTGCTAGAATAAACACCAATGGAACCTTAGACACTACATTTAGATCTGGTACAGGGCTTAATAGCGTTAGTTATGATATAAAAATTCAACCTGATGGAAAAATTGTTGCTGCAGGTGCATTTACAACATACTCGGGTTCAACAAATAGTGGTATTGTGCGCATCAACACTAACGGCACACGAGACACTACATTTAATATAGGTTCGGGAAGTACTGGAAATATCTATCAACTAGCTCTTCAATCCGATGGAAAAATCATAGCAATAGGAGCAACTTCAGCATACTCAGGTTCAGCAAATAATTACATAGTTAGAATAAACACTGATGGAACTAAGGACACTACATTTAATATAGGAACCGGCTTTAACACTAATATTACGTATACAGTAGGAATACAATCTACAGGAAAAATTATCGTTGGCGGTGGATTTAGCACATATTCAGGTAGTTCAAACGCCGGCATTGTTAGAATAAACACTGATGGAACTAAAGATACTACATTCAATATTGGAACAGGATTTAATAACAGTGTGGTAGCATTGAAAGTTTTAGCAGATGATTCTATTATAGCATATGGATCATTTACTAGTTATTCAGGATCTGCATCACCGCGTATTGTAAAACTAACGCCTAACGGAACAAAAGATACAACATTTGCACCCACCACTGGATTTACAGCAACCCCACTTGCTCCAGGATATGTCCAAGCATTGAGTACAGATAAAAACAATAACATATATGCTGGAAATCAAAATTCAGTATATAATGGTAACGCGATTGGAAATATTGTAAAAATGAACCAATTGGCAGCATATGATAATACACTCAATCAAGGATCTGTTGTATTTAATGGAACAGGTCCAGGATTTAATTTGGCTGTAGCTTCAATTATAAACTTAATAACATAAAAACACATGAAACTAACACTAAAACAATTTATATTCGGTAAACGAATAACTGCCATTGACACGGTTGATGGATTTGATTTAATCATTAACGTATATGTTGATGATGCATGTTATGGATTAAACATTGATTTATCCAATGTACCTGGGGGTACTTTACTTACTAAACGAGAAGATTTTGATATCGTAGGAGACGTACTTTCCGTAGATGCAATTTCACTTGATATGTCTAAAACTGAAATGCTTGGATAATTGTAATAATTTTCTTATAATATCAAGAAAAGGTTACCATGACTCGAAAACTAGATAAAGAGCATTTAGATGAAATTCAAGCAATGCGAGATGCATTTTCTGCAAACTCACAAACTTTAGGAAATTTGTATATCGAAGAATTTTCTTTGCAACAACAATTACAGCAACTAATAGAACAGCGAACTAAATTCATGAAACAATTTGTGGATCTGCGCAAACAAGAAGAAGAACTTTTAGAAAAAATGCGCAATCGTTACGGTGATGGTCAGATAAATATTGCACAAGGAACATTTACGCCAACTGCATAAGGTTTGAAACCGCAAAACTATATTTATAAGAAAATCATTAGGAGACATAAATGGCAGAAAGAATAGTATCGCCTGGAGTATTTACCAGAGAGATCGATCAATCATTTTTAGCACAAGGTATACGAACCATTGGTGCTGCAGTTGTTGGCCCAACTATAAAAGGCCCGGCATTAGTGCCAACACAGATAACAGATATTACTCAATACAATCAAATATTTGGTACAAATACTGCAGATGATTATTATGTACCCATGTTAGTTGAAGATTATTTGAAGAATGGCGAAACGATTACAGTAACAAGAATATTGTATGAAGACGGCTATTATTTAAATCGAGGTGCATTAGCAATCGTTGCAGAATCAGGTTCTGGAGCAGGATTAGTTAAAAAAGTATCACACATATTACATCCAACTCGTCCAGTAACTACAGTTGGATTAACTGGCCCATTGTTTCAATCATCATCTGTAACATATAATACCTCATTAAATAATGGATCTTTTTCATTAGTTATTTCTGGTTCATATTCTGCACCACAAAATTCAGCTATTGGTTTTGATGGTTCATTTTTATCAAATACTTCAACAGGAATTTCTTGTTCAATTGTTGATTCATCAAATCAATATATTAGCACAGTATTAGGTACAAGCCCGGCATCATCAAATTATCCGGTATATGTACAATATGAAGCTAAAAAGCTTTGGCAAGAATTTGCAGATATTACTAAAGTTACTGCATCATTGCAAATTATTAGTAATTATGAATTTTTGCAAGATTACAATGTAGCATCAACACCATGGATTACATCGCAGTTAGTAGGAAATGCCGCAACAGATTTATTTAAATTTCATACAATATCACATGGTACTTCAGTTAGCCATGAAGTTAAAATTGGAATTAAAGATATCAAATTAGCATCAGGTACATCAGGAACCGGTACGGAATTAGGACCTGCTGATCAATATGGTACATTTGTAGTTCAACTTCGACGAGTTAATACATTGAGTCCTGGAATTCCTGGATCGCCATATTCATCTCAAGATACAGATACGCAACCAGATATTATTCAAGAGTGGGAAGTTGATTTGAATCCAGATTCTCCTAAATATATTGCTCGAGTAATTGGCGATAGCTATCAAACCGTTAATGACAATGGTCAAGTATTTTTTAATGGTAGTTATCCTACAAACAACAATTTTATACGAGTAGAAGTATCTGAGGATGTTAGAAATAAAATTATTGACAAAACTTTGATTCCATTTGGATTCCGAGCAGTTAGTTCACCAGCTCCATTAGTTTCAGGTAGTTTGGCATTGCCTGAAGCATCATATAGAAGCACGCAATTAGTTAATGGAGTATATTCGGGAACAAGTTTCCATGGATTTGATTATACGGCTGCAACTAATATGAACTATTTGGCACCAGTTCCAACATCAGGATCAAATACAGGCAGTTCAACGGACTTTTATTTAGGAAACGTACTTCAAGCTACAGCATCTAATTTTCCAGATTCAATTACACCATATACTGGATCATTGCAGTCTGCATTGATAAATTCAACATTTATTACCAATGTTAAATTATCAACTAGAAAATTCATAGTGCCATTCCAAGGCGGATTTGATGGAGCTCGTCCAAACTTACCAAAATACCGAGGAGAGTATATTGCATCAAACAACACTTACGGATTTGATTGTCAAACATCTACGTCTACTGGTACTAAATCATATAATAAGGCATTTTTAGTATTGAGCAATACTGATTATTATGATATGAATTTGCTTGTAACTCCAGGTCTTATTGATAGTTTGCATTCATCTGCTACTTCATTAGCAAGAAATTTATGTGAGACTCGTCAAGACACATTTTACATAATGGATTCAAATGCAATCAATGATTCTATTACAACAGTAACTCAGCAAGTAGTAACACTTGATACTAATTATACAGCAGTATATTGGCCATGGTTAAGCACAATAAATACAGCTACAAATGCACAAATATTTGTACCGCCATCAGTTTTATTGCCAAATGTAATTGCATTTAATGATAAAACACAAGCTCCGTGGTTTGCTCCTGCAGGTTTAAGTAGAGGTGTTGTTACTGCAATTGGAACTAAAGTATCATTAGCACAAGCAGACAGAGACACATTGTATCAAGGTCGCGTCAATCCTATTGCTAATTTTGGTGGTCAAAACGGCGGTATTGTAGTTTGGGGACAAAAGACATTACAAGCACGTCCAAGTGCATTAGATCGAATCAATGTTAGGCGATTACTTATTGCAGTTAAGAAGTTTATTGCATCATCTACAAGATTTTTGGTATTCGAACAAAATTCAGTAGAAACGCGAAATAGATTCTTGGCAATTGTTAATCCATATATGGAATCAGTACGTGTACAACAAGGTTTATATGCATTCCGAGTTGTCATGGATGATAAAAACAATACACCAGATTTAATTGATCAAAATATATTGTACGGACAAATATTCTTGCAACCAACTAGAACGGCTGAATTTATTGTATTAGACTTTAATATTCAACCAACGGGTGCAGCATTTTAATAAAAAACAATTTATTTTTAAAAGGTAGGATTTCGGTTCTACCTTTTTTACTGGTTAACATATTTATATAAAAAAGAAGGAATACGAACATGGCATTGTATGATAATAGGAATCCTAATTTAACGATTGCTGATCAGGAACAATTATTTGATAGAGCATTTTCGTGGGAGCCAAAAAGACAACATCATTTTATATTAGCTGTTCCGGATATTCCGGCATACTTAGTAAAAACATCTGGTAAACCACAAATTAGTAATGGTGAAGTTGCATTAGATTTAATTAACATTAAACGATATGTTAAAGGAAAATCTGAATGGAGTACCATACAAATGACACTATATGATCCAATTGTTCCATCAGGTGCACAAGCAGTAATGGAATGGATTCGTTTGCATCATGAATCATCAACAGGACGAGATGGGTATTCTTCATTCTACAAAAAACAAATAAAATTATCTCAACTTTCCCCAATTGGTGAAACAGTAGAAGAATGGACATTAAATGGTGCATTTTTAACAGATGCCGAATTTGGTACCTATGATTGGGGTTCAGATGCAGTTCAAGAAATTTCAATAACAATACGTTATGATTGGGCATTCTTAAGCTTCTAATACAAAATCAAATGGGGGCTACGGCCCCCTTTATAAACAGTTATAAAAAAGGAATACATGGACAACAAAGTCACAACACGATTAGGATCTCAAGATCTAGTAAACATTGCACGTCAGCAATACGAAAACAAACAAAAAACTAAAATACCATCCGTTATTGTTAAATTAGCATCAGATGGTAAAGTTTATCCTAAAAATCATCCATTACATTCTGGTACTATTGAACTAAGATATATGACTGCATACGATGAAGATATTTTAACTAATACATCATATATACGAGAGGGTGTAGTTTTTGATAAATTGTTGCAATCGATCATCGTAACGGAAGTTGATGTCAATGATATTTGTAGTGTTGATAAAGATGGATTAATACTTAATGCTCGGGTAATGGCATATGGTCCAGAATACACTGTACAAATACCAGATCCAAAAACTGGAAACGCATTAGAACGAACTATCAATTTAACGGAAGTTCAATTCAAACCATTTACATTAGTAGCTGATGCAGATGGAGAATTTACATATCAAGTAAATACAGAAACTACAATTAAATTTGCATATCCAAAAACTGAGATAACGCGAGAAACCGTTTCTGAAACAATCAACAATTTAATTACAGAAGTGAATGGAATTCGAGATCGAATTGCGATTGAAAACTTTGTTCGTTATGAATTTTTTGCACGAGATGCAAAGAAATTTCGAGAATATGTTAGAAACAATGCACCTGGCGTCGATTATGAAATGAATTTTGAAGGTGAAGATGGGAGCACCTTCAAGGCAATGTTTCCAGTTGGAACTGACCTTTTTTGGTTTTGATGCATCATATCGCGTACAATTACAAGATACTATTTTTGATATGATTTGGTTCGGCGAAGGCCGTTGGGACTGGGATACTATATACAATATGCCGGTTTTTTTGCGCAACTTTTGGATTAAAAAAATCAACAATATCGTACAACAACGAGAACAACAAGCAAAACAACAAGCTGCCACCAAAAAACCTAAAACATAATATTTATTATTAAAAGAAATCGATATGAGTTTGTTAACACAATTGCAAGGATTACTTACTGATGCTGCAAATCTTGGTAAATTGCAAGCCGCTAGTAATACGATCGGAAGTATGCAATTTGCCATGGGCGAATTTAACAAAACTTTCGCCAATACTGATATCATAGAAAAACGATTTCAAAGTTTACAAAATACATTTGGATTGAGCATTAAACAGGCTGGAGAATTAGGTGAAGAGTTTGATACGTTAGCTACGGTAATGGGTATTGGT